TTAAATGGTGCTTAGAGCATCAATAATCTTTTTGTCGTCTCGTTGCTTCATCTCATCAACTTCATGCAAATAGACACGCATTGTAATCTGAATACTGGCGTGACCAAGGCGTCGCGAGATGGCCATAATATCGACACCGGCGAATAGAAGCATCGATCCGTGCGAGTGACGGAGGCCGTGGCTGGTGATGACATTTTTTGTCTTGGCATAGCCACAAAGGCGTTTGACAGTATTGTTGACGGTTTCGTTGGTCACAACACGGTGCCAGTCATTTCGGCACACCAAGTTGTCTGAGTCTCGGTAACCATCTTTGAGTGCATTTTCTTGCTGTTCTTTTCGTAGACGTTTCAGGATCAGTACTAGTTGGGATGGGATTGGCACTGTGCGCAATGACTGTGCATTTTTCAGCCCGCCGAAATTATCGTGCTGTTTCCGCTTCTTATACTGCCAAGAACGATCGATAGTAATTGTCTGTTCCTTGAAATTGACGCGGTCCCAGCTGATACCAATTGCTTCTTCAAATCTCGCTCCTGTGTAAGCCATGATCAAGACGACGTAGTTGCTCAGATGGGATAGGTCTGCATGGCGGTCAGCAATCTCAATAACATGCTTGAATTCTTCCACAGAAAGAAATTTAGCGGATGGATCTTTAGCAGGCTTTCCAGAAATGATGGCACGACGAGTGAAGTCATGTTTGGTTAGGCCATCTTCAATGGCATCTTTCAACACGGCTCGCACGTAGGAGTTCACACGAGATACTGTGGAGCGTGATAGGGGCTGCTCGCTTCGCTTACGAGGATTTGTACCCAACCAGTCCAGAAACGCCTGATAGGCGGTTCTATCGATGACTGAGAGCTTGGTATCTTTGAAGTATTCTCGGATGTAACCGGCGACAATCGTGTACCATTCGTCAGTGACTTCTGAATGGCGGCCAATTTTGTAAGCCTCAATCCACTTGTCGAAGTAGTCTGCAAATGTCGGATCACTGACAATCTTTCCCGAGTCGAGTTCTTCTTCTATTTTGGCAGCGGCAATTGTTGCTTCGCGCCGGGTTTTAAACCCCGACTTGTATACCTGCCGCCTTATGTCATCTTTGCCGGTGGATGCACGAAACGCCCAGGACCCATTCGCGGTTTTTGAGATTTGTGCCATGCAATCTTCCTCCTTTTCTGGTAAAATTTAGTATGCAAAGAGCCTTATGACTCCGAGTAATTGTTTGGCGTCTACCCAGACCGGCCAAGGTTTGAAGGGTAGACGCTATTTTAATAGTATTGGACAATGACGTGGTCTCGTTTAACGAGCAAAATATGTGCTATCATTGGATCAGATAGAAGGTAAGCTTGCTGGTATTTGTTAGAGCCACTATCATACGTGACATTTTGTGGAAATAGCCCCAATTTTTGAAAGCTTTTCATAGTCTCGTCGACAAGCTGACGGAGTAATGCTAGATGCATATTTTTTATGTCTTTCGGCAGGTTATCTCGAACAATCTTGGCAGAATACATTCCGCGTAGTAGATCATCGTATTCTTTGATAAGTGTTCGGTCCACATGCGCTCCACCGTCTTGATTAGCAACATATCTGACGATATCTTGGCGAGTTATGATATGGTCTTGGAATACAAGTAACCTTCCATTCCACCATTTTTTTAACGGGATAGGGTGTAAAATATTTGCTGAAGGATTATAGCAAAGCGGTAAATACTCGGGTTTGGGCAATTCCGGTGGTTTTTCTTTGCTCCATCCAGCTAATACTGGGCCACCGTAAATCACTGTTCCTTCTCCTAGAGCTACAGAAGACATAAAATCCGTTTTTTCCGGATCAATTTTCAGTTGCTCAATCAGTGGTTCCCCCATGTTCTGCTTTAGAAAAAGTGTTCGTAGAGGAGCGGTGGCCATTTTTATGAGAGAGTGATCCTGAGTGTCATACCCATCCGCTGCATAGCTTAAGTAAGACAATTGCTCGTCAAATCTCTGGTTAATTTCTCCTTGTGGGCGTTTAACACGTTTTTGTTTTTTCTTCATGAATTGAGGTGGCCTTTCGTGACGGTAAAAAATAGTAATATTAAAATTGTCAGTGATTCTAACGATGTGTGGGATCTTCCTGAAACTAAATTTTTCTATTCAGCGTTTTCAGATACTCCGAACATTGGAGCTGATGAGCTAGCAGCTTTGCTATCTGGCAAGGCGCTTGTCGATCTTTCGGACGGTGAATATATTCACTGGATTCAATTGACACCAGATGCTATAAAAACAGCCAAATTGCGACAGTAGTTACGTTTGACAGAAACAACTGTTCCTCGGCCACAGCGGCCGGGGATTTTTTTGTATCCAGCCAACACTCAGTTAAACTGCTCGACATTTTGATCATCGTCTTGGTCACTAGCGCAGGCTGTTGTTGCACCAGCCAACAAAACAATGAGTAAGATGGCAATTATCTTTTTTTAGCATGATGGATCACCTTCTTTATTGGTATGCGATACAAGCCCCACTCTCCGGCTTGCACGGGGATGCCGCTTGCGTGGGGGACTATAGTCGTAGAAGCTGCCTCTTTTTAGCATCATATTCAGATTGAGTAATGGCACCAATCTGTTTTAGGTCGTAAAGCTTTTTAATCTCGTCAGTCGGCGATTGTGAACTGTCTGAGTTGGTGCCAGATAAATAGGCTGTAACAGCACTCGTCAAAGCGCTGATTAATCCTATTCCGTTAAACATAAGAATTACGGCCGCGATTCTTCCAAGCACTGTATGCGGAGAGATGTCCCCATAGCCAACAGTAGTGGCTGTTACAATTGCCCACCAGAGAGAATCGCCATATCCGACGCTTTCGGTAACAGAGTAAACACTTGCTCCAATTAGAATTAAGGCGGCAGATAGCCAAATGTAATAAATTAGGCCTGTACGCTTGAGAATTCTTTCGGCATGTTTGGTTAAAATGCCAACGATCCCCGCTAGTCTTGCAAGCCTAGTTAACCTCATCAGACGAGTAAGCCTAGCCAGCCTAAAAATTCGACCAAAACGGAAAAAAGAAAAGGCATAGTTGAATGGAATTATGGCTAAAAGATCGATTAGATTGTGCTTGAAGAAGTCCCATTTACTGTCTGCATGTAGCATTCTGCTAAAATAATCAATTGCAAATATAACTAGAATGCCATTGTCAATTTCAGTATAAGGGGACTTATCAATGCTTATCCTTCCCATGTAATCAAGCACGATTAGAGCAACGGACAGTAATGCTAAGATTGCAAACAAAACCGTGTAGTATTTATGCAAAGCAATCAGAACTTTATTAACTTTTTTTGTTGCCATTTATACGGCCTCCACCGGACAAAGTGAATATACAGTCATTGTACTCCGGCTTGGACCAACCCCAGATTGATTTATGCATAATATTTTCTAATGCTGTCAGTAGCCCAGTCACGCATTTTTTCTGGAATGTGAAATGAATCTAAAAACTCTTGGATATTGGCATCTTCAGGATATACATCTTCAAAATAAATTGGCACCAAAATATCTATCGCTCTTTTATTTGCTTCACCTTCATAGCGTACCTTGCTCGGAGTAAACATATATAGTGATCCAGAGTCTTGATTTAGCACATGACCGATTTCGTGAGCCGCTTGATAAGGAAGCTGTGCTGGATCATGCCAGTTCATGTTAATCACTACCGTTTTAGACTTAGGATTTGATCCTGAGGGAGTAACAGGCGAAAGCCTATAACAAAGCTGGTATCCCACTCCTTGCTCAAAACCCCAATTCAGAACAGCTTTAAGGTATTCGTTCATTTGCCTTTCCCCCTAAGAAGACGTTTCATCAGTTCAATATCTTCAGGAGGAATTTTCTGGCCTTCAAAAGTCATAATTACATCTTCATCAGCGAGATCAACTTTAGAAGGCTTATCAGCAATTGACGGATCATCTGTTCTTCCCAAAAGATAATCAGTCGAAACATGGAAGAAATCTGCAACCTTTGATAAATTTTGCCCACCTGGAATTTTCTTTTTCCAGGAATATAGGGTGTTTGTCCCGATACCCACTTTCGTTTCCACGTCGTTAATTGAAAGCCCCTGCTTATCAGCGAGGAGCTTTAGTCTGTCAAAAGGTGTCATGAATATTTTCCTCCGATAAGGGCAGACACTAAAATAAAGTCTAAAAAAGTGTTGACTATTAAACCTTAGACTAATATACTGTCCTTGTAAGCTAAGTTAATCGCAATCAGTAAACACGTTAAAACGTCAATAATTGCTTGCAGGCATTGGGCGTTTTAGTAAACGTGTAAGCTAATTTACTATGCCTTGATATTAAATCATAGTCTAATTAATGTCAACAAATTTAGCTTTAATTCTATAAGAAAGGAGTACGCACATGTCAATTACTCAATTTGAACGAATCAAACTTCAGCTCGATCGTAATCGTCGTGCTGGATTGAAGCCAGGATCTCAAGCAGACTTGGCTGAATATTTGGGCGTATCTAAAACGTACGTCCATGACATTCTTCGAGGCGAACGCCTTGGTCAAAAAGGACGTGAATATTTGGAAAAAGCACTTCTATATATTGGCTTAAAGGAGGCGGTATAGATATGAACGAACCACAACCAATTGAACAAAACGGCCAGCGTGTACTGACCACCGAACAACTAGCGGAACTCTATGGAACTACAGCAAATGTTATCAAGAACAATTTTGCCAACAACAAGGGCAAGTTCATTTCGGGTAAGCACTACTTTTTGCTTGAAGGTCAAGCACTAAAAGACTTCAAGGACCAAGTCAAAGATTTTGACCTGGTGCCATATCGCACGGCTCACCTATATCTCTGGACTCGCCGTGGTGCCGCACGTCACTCAAAAATGCTTGGCACAGATCAAGCTTGGGATATGTTTGACAGTTTGGAAGAAAACTACTTTAATCCGAAAGCCCAGCTCAATCTACAAGGTCTCAGCCCGCAAACGCAGTTTGCTATCCAAGCAGCTCAAGCCATGGCTGAACAGGAACGCAAGCTAACTCAAATCGACCACAAAGTCGATGCCATCAGTGACATCGTAAGTATTTCCACAATGGACTGGCGCCGAGCAACTCGGGACATCATTACTAAGATCGCACATATGAGAGGAGACGATTATCAAGCCACACGAAAAGATATCTACAAAGATGTCGAACAACGAGGCGGATACAGCTTGAGTACACGGCTTACCAACCTACGCAACCGAATGGCTGGGGAAGGCCAATCTTTATCCAAGCGAAATAAGACTAACAAGGTTGATGTGATTGCGAATGACAAGAGGCTTATTGAGATCTACATGGCAGTTGTCAAGGATCACGCCATCAAGTACCGCGTGTGGGATGACGAATATTAAAGGAGGCTAGCAAAAAGAAAGAGGTGAAGGTATGCCATCATTCAAAGTTATTGAGGATGAATCGAATTATTTAGTATTTACGCCTGAACAGTTTGAAGCCGCTGTAGAAAGAGCACGGTCTTATCTAGAAGGGCAGCGTTGGAAGGTCAAGGACTGCATAGAACGGTTAAACGGCTATCGGCGCTCAGATTTTGTGAATTATGTTCTGATCCCGAAGCGAGATGAGCTTGAACGGATTGGTGCGTTATTACAATGGCACGATGCTGATCATCGGGACTATCTGTTCAAGGCAACCACCATGAGTAAGTGGCTCGATGACAACCTTGATCAAATTACAAAAGGAGGATGGCGCTGATGGCAGCCATTATTGAAACACTAGTAACGCCGACGGTTCCGTTCTGGCGGTATCTGATATTGATCGCGATTGGCGTCATCATTGGACACTGCCTTGCTGGAAAAGGTAACTGGAAGACATGGATTAGCTAAGGAGGTGAGCGCAGTGAATATCAGCACGAATCTAGATGAACTAGAAAAGCTGCTCAGTCTGGCCACGAACCAAACTAAGCAGCTTCAGGAAACACTGAAACAAATCAGTGAGTATGAACTAGTCAGCAAAATTGAATCAAGAGAATAGATGGTTCTCGTAGTATTTTTTGCCGGCGGTATTCATCATGTCTTGCCATGATTCAAAGTCAGTTTCGCTAATCACTTTTTGTTCCAAATCTTTTTGCGGCAAATCCTTGAAACTTTGCTGGTCAGTCACTTTTAGATCGGCTAAAAATGACTGGATATTTGGAGATTTTGTATGGGCAGTCATGAATGAATCGGGGAACAAAACATCGAAAGAAACATTGCGTTTACCTGCTAAAGATTCAGCATTTTTCTGTATGCTACTGAGCCTTTTCTGAAGGTCATCAAAACCATTTAATTTCAAAGTAATCACCTCCTCTCTGAGATGATTATCGCATATCCCACATAAAGGAGGTAAGAGCACATGACTAGCGCAGAACACACCATCGGTGACCTGCTTAACGAGCACAATCGTTTGACATTGGATGTGATCCGCGGCGAGCATTCACCGATTGCTCAGACATTGTTGAAACACAATGCCGAGTGGCGAAAACGTGTTTACGATCTATTCGTCAAGGCTGATCCGCATGAACTACACGACCCATTTTTAATTTAAGGAGGTGAGAAACGTGGTTTTAGACTATGTGATTTATGTTCAAGCAGAGTCGATTTATAAAGACTTAGTCAGTCGTAGAATAGCTAAGGCCAGTGAACTAGCTCTTGCAGCAGCAGATAATGATTCCGATGCACAAGGGCTTGGTACTGAATGGCTTTTACTCGATGAGCTCATCAAGAAAATTGAAGAAGATGAAAAAAAGGCCGCTGATGCAGCCACATCAACGACCAATCAAAAAACGAAAGGAAAATAACCTTATGCCACCAGTATACGACCTTAAGAGTAAATACGCTACCTTGTTAGCCAAAGCCGAGGATATGGAAATTGATCCAATCGTTTTGCACGACACGCTTGAGTCAATCAAAGATGCGATTGAAGACAAAGCCGTCGGTTGTGTCCAGGTGATCAAGTCCTTAGAAGCTGACGTTGACTCGATTGATCAGGAAATCAAACGGCTTCAGGAACGGAAAAAGTCTTACCAGAATAATATTGCGCGCCTAAAGCTGTCCTTAGTTGATGCCATGAACACAACCGGACAGCAGAAGATCAAGACGCCTCTATGGACGATTTGGGTTCAGAAGACTGCGAGCGTGAACGTGATGAACGATGATCCGAAAAAGGTTCAGACAGATTTCGTTAAGGTCGAGACCGTTTACAAAGTCGACAAGCAGGCCGCGCTCAAGAAGCTTAAGGCCGGCGAAAAAATTGTCGGTTTGCAGCTTCGATACAGCGAATCACTAAGGACAAAATAGGAGGAAATATTATGAGTAATCGTCAACCTTATCAAACTCACGAAACGGCATCGGACAAGCTAATCATTCAAAAACAAACTCGCAACAAGTATTTCACTATGCTGAATGTCACGCCCGAGACCAAAGAACAAATTCGGCAAGTATCAACAGAAACAGGTGTGCCGATGGCTGACGTTACGACTGCACTAGTCAAGTTTGGCATTGATCATCTTGTCATCATCAATGAAAGCCCAGATGACTAATGACGTTACGTGATTATCAGCAAAACACGATTGACCGAATTATTCGGTCAATGAAGTCCGGTCATCAGTCAATTATTGTTCAGCAACCACCGCGAACAGGTAAAACTGTCATCATGGCTGAAATTGCCAAACGTACAACTGACAATGGCAATCACATCATGTTCATGGTGCACCGGAAAGAAATTGTCGATCAGGTCAAACGGACCTTCAGTCGTTGGGGTGTCAACATGAACTTGGCAACTATCGGCATGGTTCAAACGATTACTAGACGGCTTGATAAACTTGAACCGCCAGCAGTTTTATTCATTGATGAAGCTCATCATGCACTGGCCAAGTCATACATGCGCATCATTGAACGGTACCCCGATGCTTATAAGTTTTTATTCACGGCAACACCCTGGCGAATGAATGGAGATGGCTTTGAAGCTGTTGCCGACGATCTTATCCAAGGACAGTCTGTTCAATGGTTCATTGAACACAAATACCTTGCCCCGGTTGACTATTATGCACCTGCAGATATTGACATCTCTAAGCTCAAAACGAAACGCACAGGCGAGTTTGATGATGCAAGCGTTGAAGAAGCTTTGAAACCAAAGATATACGGTGATGCAGTCAAAAGTTACAAGAAACTTGCATCAGGTAAACAAGCTATTGCGTATACGTACAACGTGGCATCAGCTAAGCGATTGGCCCAAGAGTTCTTGGTAAATGGAATTCGGGCTGAATCAGTCGATGGCACCACACCTGCGGAGGAGCGTGATCGGATTGTTGCTGCGTATCGTGAGGGCAAGATTGATGTGTTAACGAATGCTGAGTTGTTCACTGAGGGGATTGATTTACCAAATGTCGATGTGGTGATTATGCTACGGCCAACACAATCTTTGTCTTTGTATTTGCAGTTTGCTATGCGTTCAATGAATCCGCGACCAGGTAAAACAGCAGTGATTATTGACCATGTCGCGAATGTCAACCGATTCGGGTTGCCTACAGACAATCGACAGTGGCACCTAGCTGGTCGAGAAGATGTAGAAACTGGAACGCATCGCGATCCAATCAAGCCAGTAACTGTGTGTCCAGCTTGTTTCGCTACCTTTTATCGTACTGGGTCAACGTGCCCGTTCTGTGGTGCCACACTTGCCCAGGAGAATCAGTTGGAGGTGGTTGAAGATGCTCACCTCATTAAGCTGGAAACTAAGAGACGTCTCGCCGTTGTTCATGAACTGATGGACAACAATGTTTCGATGAATGTTGCCAACAAACGACCAGACCAGCTTAAAAGTATGAAGGAGTTACAAGCCTATGCAAAACTTGCTGGTTATAAGCCAGGCTGGGCTTACATTCAAGGAAAGAATCGGGGGTTTATCTAATATGTCAATTTTACCTGTCAACAAGCCACAAACGCCAGTCGACACCCCACGGAACTTCTTCATCTGGGGCGCTACGATGAGTGGCAAAAGTTACCTTGCCGAACGTTTTCCCAACCCATTGTTTTTAAACACTGATGGGAATGCTTTGGCAAACCAAGCACCATCCATTCAGATTCGTAATATCAAAAGCAAGCAGGGCTTGAAGCAATCTGCGATCAAACAGCTTGATGAGATTATTTTGGAACTTGAAAACAATAATCCGGGATATGAAACGTTGGTGCTTGATGTCATCGATGACATGATTGTTATGATCGAACAAGCTATCTGTGTCGACAATGGTGTTCAGACTCTCGGAGACATTCCGTATGGCAAAGGCTATGCGTTGTTTAATCAAGTATTGCAAGAACTTGTCATGGATCTGAAGTCGCTGTCAATGAACATTGTTTATATCAGTCGGATTGCAGACTTGGTTGATGATGATGGCAAGTCGTATGAAGCACCGTCACTGAAGACCAAATACTACAACGTTATCAACGGCAACAGTGATCTTGTCATCCAGACGAAACGAGTTGGTGTACGCTACATTCGGCGGGTGACAGATCGTCGTAAGAAGTATTACCGCAGTCAGATTGATGATCCAAAGATTCTGCGGATTCTTGAAAATGTAGTCGGTGCTTTAGAACAAGACGCAAATAACACTGTCGCAAGCAAGACTGTTTCAAACAAAACTAAGGAGAAATAAACATGGGACTATTAGAAAATGCCAAGCAAGCACTTGATGGATTTGATGCAACAAAGGACAAACCAACATCTTATGATCTGTTGCCAGACGGTGATTATCAAGTCGTTCTTAGCAACGTAGATCACTTCGTCACTGATGGCGGCTACGATGGTTTCCGAATCCAATTGGAAGTTTTGGAAGGAGAACATTCTGGATACAAGGACAGCAACATGTTCAATTTCGATGAGGTTTCGTCCAAAGGCAAAGCGATTCCGCAAAGTGTCATCGCTAGTCACATCAAGCTGGTCGCTCGGTTGGCAAATGCAGTTGGCATCACGCTCAAAGATGCCGACTGGGAGACCATCGATACACTGGTCGATGCTTTTCTGCCCGCCAAAGGTAAAGTGATCATCTTGCACTTCAGCAGTCGCGAGAACAAGAAGAATCCACAGTATCCGTATAAGAATTATGATTTTGATCCAACCGATCAACCTGCTACACCAGAGCTTTCTGACGACGACATACCGTTCTAATTTTGTTGATGCAGTGTCATTAGACCACCGGACGGGTGCGATGCCCGTTAGAAAGGAGCGGCAGGCATGGATAATCTGATTAATTATGCGGTTGCTTATGCAGAAAAAGGCTTCTATGTGTTACCAATGCACCGAAAAAAACCAATGATTGAATTTGCCGATCGCCCAGCAATGACGGCTGATGAAATCAAGCGGTTCTGGACAACGCATCCACAGGCGCAGATTGCCTTGCGAACAGTTCATCATTTCGTGGTTGATATTGACCAGCATGATGATGGTGCTGACGGATTCCTGTCGTTCAACACCTTTGAACACCCTGAATACTTTGAGGATACGCTATCGCAAACAACGGCGGGCGGCGGCATGCAGATATTTTATCTAAAACCGGACGGTGTTGAAATTCCGCAGATCATTGGCTGGTTGCCTGGTGTTGACATCAAAGCGCACACCAATAACTACACCATGGTGGCGCCAAGCCGCACGGAAAAAGGCCAATACAAGTGGGATTGCAAACACTCAATAGTTGAAGCCAGTGATGGATTAATTGCTGAATTGACAAAACAGAAGTTCACAGAGTCGAGATACCAGCCAGAAGCATTGAGTGCACCAGTAAAAAAATCGGCAACTGCAGAATTGTTTGAGCAGGTTGTTAACGGTTTAGGTGAAACGGGTGGTCGTAATAATGCGCTGGCCGCATTTGTTGGTGGTTTGTTATTCCGCGATGTCAGCGTTGATGCTGTTCTGGCACTTGCAAAACAAGCAAATGACAACACACCTAAGTCACTTGATGGCAAAGAATTTGATCGCACCTTTGAGTCGATGGTTAAGAAAGAGATTCGGAGGCGAGAGAAGATTGCTTACTGATGATATGAAGAAATTGCAGGCGATGCAAAGTAATGTCAAACCAATGCCAATTGCATTTTCACTCAACAAAGATGGTTATATCCGACCAAATAGTATTCGTAATGTGGTGTTAGCACTCGAACATGATCCACTGATGATGAAGACATTTGCATATAACGAGTTCACGCATGAAGTGGATGTGATCAAGGCAATCCCAAGTCTTCACATCAGCAAGGGCCAAATGGTTGATGATTATGTATCGCTCTCACTAGACTACTTGGAAGGCAAGTACCACGTGTTATTCAATGACAAAGTGTTCAATTCTGCTTTGATCAAAGTATCTCGTGATAATGCTTACAATCCGGTCAAAGAATACATGGAGAAGGCGTTTCTGGCGTGGGATCACGAGAGTCGTGTTGAAACGTTTTTGCCAAATTATCTGGGAGCAGATCAATCGGATGTTACAACGACGATTACTAAGCTTTTCTTTGTAGGAGCGGTAGCCAAGGTCTTTCAGCCAACCATGAAGTTTGACTATGTGCTTGACCTCGTTGGTGGTCAAGGAGCTGGAAAGACAACCCTGCTTAAGAAGATGGGCGGCAAGTTTTACACGGATCAGTTCACTGACTTTCGGGACAAAGACAGCTACGCAATCATGTTGCGGGCGTTAATCGTCAATGATGACGAGATGACAGCGAGTAACAACAGCAGCTTCGAAGACTTGAAGAAGTTCGTATCCGCAGAACAGCTTGAATTCCGATCACCATATAATCGGCGACCGGAACGGCGAGCAAAGTCTTTTGTTCTCGCGCGAACGACCAACGAATACACGTATTTGAAGGACAAAACAGGCGAGCGCCGATTCTTACCGGTGCTGGCAGATATAGATCGACAAAAGTATCACCCAGTAACTGATATGGACAAAGACATTGTCCAACAGCTCTGGGGCGAGTTTGTCGGTTACTACAAAGCTGGTTTTGACTTCGGCATGAACCGCGATGAGGCTGACCAACTGGATGAACACCGCGAAAACTTTATGTATGTTGACGCTGTTGAAGATGAGATTGACCGCAATTTGTCGACATGGTCAAGTGATTTTATCACCAGCAAAGAACTGGCGCGATTGTTGGGTGTTGATGACTTAGTCGGCAACCGCCAGCTCGCAAAGAAGATCAAGTACGTCATGGATAATCGACGCGACTGGAAGCCTGCACAGAAACGAATTGATAACGTTCCAACTCGCGGATACAAGAAAAAGTAGAAGAAGATGTAGACACTGTAGAGACTATGTAGACACTAAATCCTTAGTAGTGTCTACATAGTCAACCGCAGGCAGATAAAGGCTTGTAACCGTTTTGTAGACACTACTACACTATTTTTCTAAAAGAAAAATAAAAATGTATATAGCAAATAGTACGCAAAAGTTTGAATGTAGTGTCTACATGACTACATTGACCTAACACATAGAGCCGCAACCAATACAGCAATTTTAGCTAGTGTCTACAAGTGTCTACGTTTATGAGGTTAACTAATTTATGACAGCAGAGGCAAAAATTCAAAACGATATCCGTGTTGCGTTATCGGCACACGGGTGCACAATCATTCGCACCAATAGCGGCAGTGTCAAAACTGTTGATGGTCGAATGTTCATAGCAGGGCCGCCAAAGGGCTGGCCAGACCTAACAGGATTTCGGCACAGTGATGGGCGGCTAATCTTGGTGGAAGTCAAGAATGAAACTGGTAGATTACGGCCTGATCAGAAACGTTTTGCAGAGTTTATTCAACGTTTCCCTGTGATCTACGGTGTATGCCGGTCGGCTGAGGAAGCCATAAAACTAATTGAGGAGTGACTTGAAATGATGAAAACACACAATACTTTAGACGACTTAAATAATCACTTATTCAGTGAGATGGAACGATTAAATGATGACACGCTAGAGGGTGAGTCATTAGAGCAAGAACTTCGACGGGTTGACGGAATTTCCAAAATTGCAACGCAGATTATCGGAAATGCCCGAACCATTCTAAGTGCTCAGGTTGCTTATCAGAATAATGAGTCCGCTGATCCAACAATGCCACGAGTGTTGCAAATGAATGAGGTGACTGAAAATGGGAAAGCACTTGACGGTGTACGACACTGAATATTGGCGTCGAAACGCTTTGTTCACTTTGGAAGAAGAACACAGAGCTAAACAAATCATTCCTGGACGAACATGGACTGAGGCAACAAAACAAATCAATTTTGAGTTCGAAATGAATCTGACTTCACGACAGATTCGAAACTGGGGACATCGACACCATGTCTATGCTGCTGAAATCATCGATAATAGCGAGCCAGATGTCAAGATTGATCCAGTTAGAGAACAGCGGAATAAGCTTCTTAAAGTTAATCAAACTCTCAATCGGTTGAATTCTGGTATCAAAACACGACGGGTGAGGGGTTGGCGATATGTCTAGGCTCTTAGATGACAAGCAGCTTGAGACTTATAAAAACTTCGTGCCTGGTCACACGGCGGCAGAAATAGCAAATATGGTTCACGAGAACTGGGGCATCCAGTTAACAGTGCAGAAAGTTCATGCCTTAAACATCAGAAACAACATTAAATCAGGTTTATATCAAAAATATTTTGGCAAGGCAGATCCAAGAAGGTCATCTTCACATCACGACCTCCATAAAAGAATGGCGATTGGCACTGTTAAAAAGAACGAAACTCGTTCAAAGGATCGGCCAAATCGTGCGCCAATTGTGGTGGTGAAACAGTCCGAGAGAAAATGGAAGCCAAATCATAGACGGATTTGGGAAGAGGCGTATGGCCCAATTCCCCAAGGTTACAAAACTGTTTTTTTGGATGGCAACTCGTTGAATTTCAGCATTACCAATCTTGCACTCGTCACAGACGCAGAGTTTTTGATCATGAATGAGAAGCATCTAATTTCGTCCGATAAGCAAGTTACTCGTAGTGGTATAGAACTGGCTAGACTTCTGTCGAAGACGCATCAAATTAAACGAAGGAAGCGGAAAAATGAACGCAGCTAGAAGGTATCCGACGCCAAACGATCCATATGTCAATGACAAAGGACCGTGGGGGGTGAAGGTCGGTGAGATGTTTGTTAAGTGGGCAATGTGGGGATCATTGTTTCCCAAATTAGAAATGAAGAAGGTCGTGTTAGTTTCAAAGCCAAAGCCTCTGAATAACCATGATCAAGCAATTTATATTGCTCGAGCCATCGGCGGAAAAGTCATTAGACTGACGAATTATCTGGAGGTGGATTCATGAACCAAGCAACCTACCGTCATCTGCAACAAGTATTGAGAGATTATCCACATATTACTCAGTATGTGCGAGACCGTCGAGAAGCACTAATGTATGCCTGGCACGAGCAAGATGAGAATATAGGGGGTGGAAAAACTAATGGGATCAACAGTTCTGACGTGCTACCGATTCATTTAGCAAGTGACAAACGTTTATGGGTTTTGGAACAGCAAAAGGCAGCCGTTGAGCGAACCATTAAAAAGTCTCCAACGTTAGCTACCGGGATTGTTTCAGAGCTGTATTTTAAAGATCGCCCAAGTCTTACAGTAAATGGGATTGCATTGAAGTTTCATGTCAGTGTTCGATCAGTTCAAAGGCTTCGAAGAAATTTCATGGAGACTTTAGCTGACGAGCTTGGATGGTGAAGTTGTCGCATTCCTGTCGCATATACCCTCTGTAATATTGTTATCATGGTAGTATCGAAAGGATAGGACATCGCAACAACGCAGCTGATTGATCTTATACCTTCTATATTTTGAGTCGGTCATGATGGCCGGCTCTTTTAATATGTCATTGGGAGGTGGATACGATGGCCATGGTACCACGAGAGATCAGCGAACCTTTCTATCACAGTAAAGAGTGGAAGAAGACGCGTGCCGCCTACATTGCCAGTGTCGGTGGATTGTGTGAGCGCTGCTTGAAGCGAGGTATCATCAAGCCCGGCTACATCGTCCACCACAAGCACTACATCACAGCAGACAACATCAATGACCCAAGCATCACGCTTAACTGGGACAACCTAGAGTATCTTTGCTTTGATTGTCACCAAGAGGAACACTTTGAGAAGACGGCAGCTGTTCGTTCTGACGTTATGTTTGATGCTCATGGTCAGTTAGTACCAGTTAGACTGTCCCCCCTGCGAAGCCATAAGAAGCTGTTTAAAAAGGAACGGCATGCAACACACGAATAATACACAGGTTGTTTTTTCGTATGAGGGGGGGTAACAAATTTAAGGGGATGACGAAATTGAGCCTGAAAATGTCGATTGAAAAGCAGGATGTGGCCATTCAGCTCGAATATGAGCGGTTGCGTCAAACGTTATCCGGTATCTCAGCGGAGAAGTTGGCAGCGGCCGATAACTTGATCCAAAGATGTGCATTTATGACCATCACGCTTCAGATCTTGGAAGATGAAGTCAAATCTAAAGGGCCAACGATTCTCATGCACAATGGGAAGCAGACGATGCGTGTTGAGAATCCCGCCCAGAAATCATACAACACGATGATCAATCGATACACTGCCGCGATGGATAAGTTACTCAGTTTGCTACCGAGAGAATCCGCAATCATGCCCGCCGATCCCAACAAAGAGAGCGACGGCTTTGATGACTTTGTTGAGGAACGAGGCGAATAGCAATGGCTGACATTCAGATCAAGATTCGTGTCGATCGACATGTCAGTTATCCACCTGATTACGATCCAATTACTCAATACTGGCAATCGTTTGTGCAGAATGGTGGTGATCAAGTTGTCGGCAAGAAAATCTACCGCACGTACAAGAAGCTCATCGCAGACATGCACAATGACAATAGTGAATGGTACTACTCAAATCGTCGTGGTAATCACGTGCTTGAATTTATCGAGAACTATTGCCGTCACAGCAAGGGACCAGCAGGCGGGAAGCACATTGTCCTAGAACTCTGGGAGAAAGCACTGTTGGCAGCGTCTTTTGGATTCGTTGATGGTGCGGGTTTCCGAAAGTATCAGCGGGTTGTCCTGATTGTTGGTAAGAAGAACGGGAAGTCGCTGCTCGGTTCCGCTGTTGGGTTGTACATGCAGATTGCCGATGGTGAGGCTGGGCCTGAAGTGTACGCGGTGGCTACGAAGAAGGATCAGGCGAAGATCATTTGGAATGAAGCCAAGCGCATGGTCAGAAAATCTCCGACTTTGGCTAAGCGAATCAAAACGCATGTGGCTGATCTGTCTTCAGAAGAGTACAACGACGGCGTCTTCAAGCCTCTGTCATCTGACAGCGATACGCTTGACGGCCTCAATTCTTCTTGCATCCTGATGGACGAAATTCACCAGTGGAAGAACGGTGAGCCACTTTACAACATCATGGCCGATGGGATCACTGCACGGGATCAACCACTGATTTTCATCACATCCACCGCTGGCACGATCCGCGAAGATATTTATGATCAGATCTACGACGACGCTGAGATGACGATTGCAGGATATGATCAACCCGAAGGTTACAGGGATGAACGTTCATTGTTCTTCATCTACGAACTTGACAAACGTGCGGAATGGCGTGATGAGAAATGCTGGGTCAAGGCAAACCCTGGACTTGGCACGATCAAAAACAAGACCACATTGGCTGAACGTGTCGAAAAAGCCAAGGCAAATCATCGACTGGTTAAAAACCTAGTCTGCAAGGATTTTAATATCCGTGAGACAGCAACTGAGTCGTGGCTAACCTTTGATGAACTGAATAACGAGGCCACGTTTGACACGCTCAAACTCAAGCCGCGATATGGCATTGCTGGCGCTGACTTATCGCAGACGACTGACTTGACTTGTGCAACTGTCATCTTCCAGATACCTAATGATGATCACATCTACGTTAAGCAAATGTACTGGCTGCCGGAAGACACTCTTGAGCAGCGCGCACAGGAGGACAACATTCCTTATGCCACGTGGCGCGATCAAGGATTGTTGAGGACGAGCCAAGGTAATAAAGTCTATTATCGTGACATCATGGACTGGTTTGAGGAGCTTGAACAAGAATATGACATTTACCTGTTCAAAGGCGGTTATGACGCATGGTCAGCCACATACTTCGTCAAAGATCTTGAATCCCGATATGGCGAAAAGACCTTTGATGCAATTCCGCAAGGGGTGAAGACGTTATCAAGTCCCATGCATTCACTTGGTGCAGATCTTCGTTCAAAGCGAATTGTCTATAACAACAATCCAATCTTGAAATGGTGTCTGTCTAACACGACGATTGTGACTGACAGAAATGGAAATATCCAACCTGACAAGGGAAAAAACAAGCGCAAGCGAATTGATGGGATGGCTTCTTTACTCGATGCTTATGTTGTTTTTGAGAATAATCAAGAAGAATATCAGACGCTGATTTAACCGTAAGGAGGTGATTATTTGGCATTTTGGAACAATCTTTTTCATAGAAAAAATAGTGGCGTCACAGTCACACCGGAATACAAGCTTGTTACCAACTACGGTAACGGCTTTTTTGGTTGGAATGGCAAGGTCTATGAATCTGACATCATTAGGTCAGCCATTGAGGTCAAAGCAACCACGATCGGCAAAGCAGTGGCCAAGCACATTCGGTCCGGTACCGGTGACAGCATCGTAGTCAATCCAGACGTTTATATCCAGTTCTTGTTATCGGACCCGAACCCGTTAATGAGCGGCCAGATGCTGCAAGAAAAGATGATCACGCAGCTTGAACTGAATAACAACGCTTTTGCCTTTGTCCAGAATGATGCCAATGGAATGCCAACAGCAATCTGGCCAATCGTGGCTAACAGTGTCGAAGCCATTCAAGACAATCAAGGCAACCTCTATCTCAAGTTCTACATGCCGAATGCACAGACCTACATCTTTCCATATTCGCAGGTGATTCACCTGCGCAAAGATTTCAACAAGGACGAAATCTTTGGCGAATCCAATGGCCCCACTTTGGCACCACTCATGGAGATTGTTACGACCACTGACCAAGGTATTGTATCTGCCATTAAGAATTCAGCCGCTGTTCGCTGGCTGTTGAAATTCAATACTGCTATGCGCCCGGAGGATATCGAGAAGAATACGAAAGCTTTTGTTGCATCGTATCTGCAGACACAAAAAGATCAGGATTCAATCGGTGCAGCTGGTGTTGATGCTAAGACCGATGCAACCCAGTTACAGCCCACTGATTTTGTGCCAAATGCTAAGCAAATGGATGCGACTGTGGATCGAATCTACTCAATTTTCCATACCAACAAGGCCATTGTCCAAAGTAGCTACACTGAAAACCAGTGGATTAGTTACTACGAAAGTCAGATTGAACCAGTGATTAGGCAGATGTCTGAGCAATGGACGAGCCGCTTGTTCAACCGACGGCAACGTTCGTTTGGTAATTCAATTGTGTTTGAATCAAGCGATTTGAGCTATGCAAGCATGCAAACCAAACTGTCACTCGTCCAACTAGTTGACCGTGCTGTGATGACTCCGAATGAATTGCGTGGATTCTTTAATCTGTCACCAGTTCCGGATGGCGACAAGATGTTACTCCGAAAGGATACAGGGACAGTGCCTTCAGCAACTGGTAGCGACGGTGTCCCTGATCCAACGGAAGGAGGTGATGATAATGACGACAGTGGTACCGATTAAAGGTGACATCGTTACTAATGATTACGGATGGCTTTACGATCTATTTGGCGATGACTATGCTTCACCTAAAAGCGTCTCTGATCTAATTAACAAGGCTAATGGTGATGACTTATCCGTTGAGATCAATTCAGGTGGAGGAATTCTCGATGCCGGCTCTGAAATTTACACCATGCTTCGTGCTTATAAAGGACCGGTCAATGTGAACGTTGTGGGTGTGGCATATTCCGCTGCATCTTTGATCGCGATGGCGGGTGATGTCGTAGCCATGTCACCTGCAGGGATGATGATGATCCACAATGTCTCCGGTGGACAGATGGGTGACTATCATGACATGGAGAATGCTGCGGATTTGTTAAAGAAGTCAAACACAGCAATAGCTAATGCCTATATGGCCAAGACGGGTCTATCTCAAGCAGAAATCCTTGACTTGATGGATTCAACTTACTGGCTGGATCCGCAGACTGCCATTGAAAAAGGGTTTGCTGACAAGATGATGTTTGACAATGCGGAGAAGCCAGGGAAAATGATCATGACTGCTAGCCTGAATAAGATTCCAAGTCTTGCCACGCTGAACCAAATGAAACACTTCCGAAACACAACAGCACTAAAAAGAGCGCCGTCTGATGATGATCAGATGGCGCTTTTGAATGCAGAATACAATCTCTTAAATTTGAAAGGGGAATAACCTCATGAACAAAGAAGAATACTTGAAGCAACGCGAAGCTCTGATGAACGATGCTCGCACCGCAATCGATAAGGGGAAGTCTGAGGATGCCAACAAAGCAATGAAGTCCGTGAAGGATTTGGACGCAAAGTGGGATCAGCAAACAAAAGACCAAGCCAACTTGGCAGCCCTGGATGACCATGCGCCAATCACCTTGGCTCAGGTAGCACCAGCCAACGACATTGTTGGTGTTGGAAAGTCTCTTGAAAACACCAAATTGAACACTGTTGCCAAAACACAGCCGACTTATGACAAGGTATGGGCTAAAACGCTTTTGGGTCACACTCTCAATACTGCAGAGCAGGCTGTATTCGATAAGGAAAACGCGCGCCTTAATGGCGCACCATTTTCTCACCAAACGGGGAACACTCCGACCTTGATTCCTAACACTGTGGCAGCTGGCATCTGGAAGATCGCAGAAGAACAATATCCAGCCTTCGCTGATGCCAAGAAATTCAACGTTTCTGGCACGCTGACCATCAACAAGCACGATGGCATTGTTTCTGGTGATGCTCAGTGGGTTGACGAAAACACGCAGGCTGATGATGAGCAAAATAAATTCAGTCAATTGGTGCTTAAAGGTTACGAGCTGAATAAAGTCGCCACCGTGTCCTGGAAGATGAAGAGCATGTCTGAAGAGGACTTCATCAGTTTCTTGACTCAAGAGCTTGGGAATCGTCTGGGTGTTGCGCTTGGTGTTGCGATTCATCAAGGCGATGGTAAAAATTCACCGCTAGGCATTGAGACTGCATTGAAGGCCGAAAAAGGGACGCCACAAGTTGCCACTTATAAGGATCAAATCGCATATAAGGATATCACTAGCACCATGGCCAAGATCCACTCTAGTTTTGCTGGCAAGGCAGCAGTTTATGCAAATAGCAAAACCATTTGGAATCAATTGGCAAACATCGTTGATGGTCAAGGTCGTCCGTTGTTTATTGCTAGCCCAATCAATGGAGGCGTTGGTAGCATTCTTGGTTTAGTTGTGAAACCAGATGCTGGTGTCAATGATGGGGACGTCCTGATTGCGGATGTGACAGATACAGTCGTTGTTAACATTAACCAAGCACTTACAGTGGCAACAGAAGACCACGTCAAGGGGCGTTCCACTGATTATGGTGCCTATGCAATTGCTGACGCAGGTCTTTTAACAACCAAGGGGGCAGCATTGCTCACAGCAGGCCCAAAAGTGTAGCCCCGCAATCAGTTAAGTCTGAAGGAATCAAGGGCGGGGTTAAGTTAACAGCAAAGTAGAAAGGAGCTAGAACATGGCTGATACACCAGATCGGAGCGCCGAATTCTTAAAGGCACTCCAAAAAGGCAAGGTGGTTGCTGTCGGCAATAAGGGCACTGGTGAAGTTGACGTTACCGGCCTGGCCGATGGGACAGTCGTCAAAGATGGTGACTATCAGGTTGTTTTTGATACAGACAACACCAAGACACTGTCTTCAGTGGCCAGTGATCCGATTGATGCACCTGGCGTAACTGTGCCAACAACGCCACCTAGTCTAGGATAGGCGGTGATCAAAGATGGCTGACGAGAAATCTGAAGAAGAACCAACCTTGTTAGATCTCTTAAAACAACACATCCGATTGGAAGATGACATGGACCCTTCCATGTTGCAATTCTATCTGGACGCAGCTGACAAGTATGTCCAGCGTAAAGTTGGCCATAGCGTGAAATACTTGCAGCTTATGGTTGCTACCGTGATGAATGACAATCGATCTGCCGGTGACGATCTAGCGGCGGCACTTGAAGCCTTGGAGCCGATCTTCTACTTGGAGGTGAGAACAGATGACCCAGACAGTCAATCTAACGAACCAACTCAGGTGGATAGCCACACTGTTGGAACTTAAGGACGGCGTTGACGCACACGACCGTCCAAAACAAACGTGGGAAGACAAGCGGGTCTTGTATTACGCCGACATTGGGATCACCTCAACTGAAAAATATCTCGCGCAGCAGAACAAGCAGGATGTCGTCTTGCGCATTTTGATTCGTCGGGATATGTCGATTACTCAGGGTGGGAATCGTGTCCGGATCCGAGGAACTGATTACAAAATCACACGAATCTACGAGACGCCCGACAATCAAAGAATGGAGTTGAGTCTGGACTATGTTGATCACATTTGACGAGTTTCTGGCCAGACTCAAGCAACTGGGTGCGGTCTATCGAGACGTTGCACCACGGACGGCCAAGTATCCGTACTGGATATACACCTATACAAACACTCAGCGTCTAGTAGCCAGCACGGGTACACGGTTAATCGTGAATGAGTATCAGGTGTCTTTGTACACAAAGGGCGTTGAAGACGAGCTACTGCCGTTCATCAAGATATTTGATGATGTCCCGTTCCAATCATTCAGAGGCATTCCGGGCGATGAAAATGATGAAACTATCACGGATTTGTACACGTACATCGAGGTGATTGCGGGTGGTCAATAACAACGGTTTTGAAACAATGGCCAAGTATCTCAGTGGTATCAAAGTAGATGAGTCAGTGTCGAAAGAAGGGCTTGTTGCCGCAGCAAGTCAATTTGCTGACAAGCTCCGGCCCGAGTTGCCAAGTGAACCTAACGCTCCGCTCGCACAAACCTATGGGACGTTAAGAGATAAGCTACAGGTTGTTGACAAGGGCGATCACATCCAAGTGACGTTTGGAAATGCATTTTGGTGGCTCTTTCTGGAGCATGGGACAAGTCCCAAGAACCATCAAGGAATCAGGGCACGCAATTATGTTCACAACACCTTTGCTGCCAACAAAAATACAATTATGCAGACTATGGTCAAACCGGTCATGGATGCATTGAAAAAATAGGAGGAATCGCTATGTCTGATAAACCAAGCAAAGCAAACGATATTGAGCTAGAGCTCACTATTGGCGATATGTTTTTCGCTATGAAAAAGCAAAATGAGACGGCATCTACTGATCCGGTCTTCGATACAAGTGTTATCCGGATCCCGAACATCAAAAAGATTGCCTTCAAAGGGAACGGAAAGTCGAACGACATTTATGCCAGCGGTAAAAAGTTCGGGACAATCACGCAAGAAACCAGTATTGAAGTGACACACACCCACATCGGGATGCCAATTGCAGTTCTGGATGCAATGAAAGGCATCGCAGCGAAGCATGGGGTCGAGTTTGGATCCACACTTGCACAATCAATGCCAGAGTTTGCAATTGGTTTTGACACATGGTTGGCCAATGGACAGCATGATGGCATCTGGTTGACGTCTTGTACACTTAACCCTGCTGTTAATGAAACTCATGCAACTTCTGAAGAGTCATTCAAGGAAGTCAACCCTGATGTCGTCTACAACGCAGGTGGTTTGCGTAATTCGAGTATTTACTACTCACGCTATAATTCAGCCCGAGACAGTGCTGACCTGACTGTTGACGACTTTTTCAAGCAGGTTATTTTTTCTCCAGAACAGCTTGAAACGATAGCAAAAGAAAAAGCGATCCCAAAAGTGTAACCCCGCAAGCAGTTAAGACGATTGCCAAACAAGGCGGGGAATTAACGATTATTGCTAATTAGGAGGACAAAGGAATATGGCGAAGCTCTCTGATCTAGTTAGGCTCCGAGACAATCATTTCATCACGATTCAAGGTGCAAAGGTACCTGCAGCGTTCACTTTTGCCTCAATTGACGCTATTGAATCCGCATATGGGCAAGGCTACAAAACATTCGAGAAGGATTTGAATATTATGCTCAAACGGAAAGTGATTCATCGCGATCAGAAAACCATGAAACTCATTTGGGCGCTTGTTTACGGCTTACTTGTCGGTGGAGGTACGGAAACTACCTTTGATGAGATGAACCGTGCTATTCCCTTTTCGGAAATTCCTAGTGTTATTCAAGAGGCAATGGATATTCTAAATGAGCAGAACTTCCAACTAAGTGACATAAAAAAATAAAGTCGCCACAACAGGAAGGTGAGGCCCAGGAGGATAACGATTACCCCTGGGCCTTTTATTTGTATGTGGCGAAAGCGCTGATGGGATACTCGCTTCAAGAATTCATGAAATTAACGCCTAATCTGTGGCTGAAACAATATCTAATCTATATCGAGATTAATAATCCTGATGGCATCTACAAAGAGAAACCTAAGCCCATTCGGAAACAGGTCACACTGGACGATATTCCATTTTTTAACTAATTAAGAAAGGAGGAAAATAATGGCTGACGAAACTCAAAACGTTGTTCTTGATTTCAAGATGAATGGTCAAGTACAGTTTGCTAACACAGTGAAAGACATCAACGCCGTGATGAACACGGCCGCAAAGGAATATCGAGCCCAGATATCGTCTATGGATGACAATGCTAGTTCGACTCAGAAACTGGCTGCTGAACAACAAAAATTGCAAATTCAATCCGAAGCTGCTGCTAAAAGAACACAAATTCTGTCTGAACAATTGAAGACAATGCAGGATCGTGGTGAAACATCTGGTTCTTCATTTGATCGGCTCGTCGGCAAGGTTGCGGATGCACAACGGGTTGAAAATAACCTGAAAGGTGCTCTTGATCAAGTTAACAGCCAACTCAGTGAGCAAGGTTCCAAAGCTAACGATGCCAAAGATCATATCAGTAACCTGCAGCAGGAAGAGGGCGAGCTTGATTCTAAGCTTAAGCTCGCGTCTTCATCGGCTAAACTG